CGAGCGCGCTGTCGCGGCTGGGGAACCCGATCGTCTTCGCCCTGCAGGACGAGACCGGGCTGTACACGGCGGCGAACAAGATGCGCCGGGTCGCCGAGACCCAGCGCCGCGGCGTCGCGGGCATGGGCGGCCGGTCGATGGAGACCAGCAACTGCTGGGATCCGTCGGAGGACTCGGTCGCCCAGTCCACGTTCGAGTCGGCGCGGCCGGACATCTTCAAGTTCTACCGGGCGCCCCCGGCGCACCTGTCGTACACCGACAAGCGGGAGCGGCGCCGCATCCACCGGCATGTGTACGCCGGGTCGGCGCACGTGGACCTGGACGCGATCGAGGCCGAGGCGGCCGAGCTCCTCGAGCGCGACCCGGGGCAGGCGGAGCGGTTCTTCGGCAACCGGGTCGTCGCCGGGCTGGGCACGTGGATGGACCTGGCGAAGTGGGAAGCCCGCGAAAAGCCGCGGGAGGTCCCGGACGGTTCCCTGGTGACGCTCGGGTTCGACGGCTCCGACGTCGATGACTGGACCGGGATCCGGCTGGAGATCCCCGGCGTCTACCAGTTCACCCCGGTCTACGGGCCGGACCGCCTGCCGTGCGTGTGGAATCCGGCCGATTTCGGCGGCCAGGTGCCGCGGCTCGAGGTCGACGCGGCGGTCCGCGAGATGTACGACCGGTACGAGGTGGTGCGGGGCTATTTCGACCCGCCGTACTGGGAGACCGAGATCGACACGTGGGCTGAGGAGCTCGGCGACAAGCGGGTGATCCGCTGGTACACCTCCCGGGCTGGCCGGATGCACCCGGCTGCTGAGCGGCTGCTCACCGACGTCACCAAGGCCGACTCCGCCTTCACCCACGACGGGTGCGCGACCACGGCGCGGCACATGGGGAACGCGCGCAAAGCGGCCCGGCCGGGCGGCCGGTACGTGCTGGCCAAGCCGGCGGACGCGCAGAAGATTGACCTGGTGCCGTGCTCGATCCTGGCTCACGAGGCCGCCGGGGATGCGATCGCGGCGGGTGAGAACAAGCCGCGGCGGCCGCGGCGCATGTACACGGACTGACAGCACCGGAGGGAGGCGCGGCGTTGGGTCTCACGCAAGGGCAGGCCCTGGCGCTGGTCGCCACCTTGGAGATGGAGCTGACGAACCGGTCCGGGTGGGTGGAACGGGCGGACCGGTACTACCGCGGCGAGCACCCGCTCCGCTTCGCCTCCGATGAGTTCCGGGAGTATTTCGCCAAGCGGTACCACGGGTTCGCCGACAACTGGGTGCCGGTGGTCGCCGACTCCCCGGTGGAACGGCTGACGGTGGTCGGGTTCCAGCCTTACGGCGAAGGGCCGGACACTGAGGCGTGGCGGGTGTGGCAGGTCAACCAGCTGGACTGCGACTCCCAGCTCGGGTTCCTCGCCGCGGTCAACGCCGGCCGCTCCCACGTCCTGGTGTGGGGCGACCCGGACGACCCGGGCACGCCGTGCGTCACGTTCGAGGACGCCTCCCAGGCGGTCGTCGGGTACGTCCCCGGCTCCCGGTACCGGCGGCGGGCCGCTTTGAAGCGGTGGCAGGACGGCAACAGCATGTACGCCACCCTGTACACCGCTGATGAGCTGTGGAAGTTCCAGCGGCCGCTCAGCCGGATCGAGAAGACCCCGGCCATGGCCGCGCTGGATGAGCAGGCCGATCAGTGGCTGCCGCGGGAGCTGCCAGATGAGCCGAACCCGCAGCCCAACCCGATGGGCCTGGTGCCGATGGTGGAGCTGCCGAACCGGCCGATGCTGTGTGGCGACCCTCTCTCGGATGTGGCGCCGGTGATCCCGCTGCAGGACGCGGTGAACCTGCTGTGGTCGCAGTTGTTCACCGCGAGCGATTTCGCTGCTTTGCCGCAGCGGTGGATCCTTGGCGCCGACCGGCCCACCGAACCGGTGTACGACAGCAGCGGGAAGCAGGTCGGCGAGAAGAACGTCGATCTGAAGGATTACAACCTGCGGCGCCTGTTCTGGGTCGAAGGCGACGGCGCCACCGCCGGCAGCTGGCCAGCGGCGAACCTGGCGGTCTATTCGGATGTGATCGAGACGGCGATCGGCCACCTGGCCGCGCAGACCAGGACGCCGCAGCACTACCTGATCGGCAAGATGGCCAACCTGTCCTCGGATGCGCTGATCGCGGCTGAGGCCGGTTTGGTGAAGCGGACGCAGGAGAAGCAGCTGTGGTTCGGTTCGGCGCTGCGGGAGGTGCAGCGTCTCGTCGCGCTCGCCCAGGGCGACGACCAGCGCGCGGCGGCGTACCGGGCGGGGAAGGTGCTGTGGGCTGACACCGAGTCCCGCTCCCAGGCGCAGCTGGCCGCCAGCCTGGTCGCACTGAAGGGGATCGGCTGGCCATTCGCGGATCTGGCGCGCCGGTTCGGCCTGTCGCCGGACGAAGTCGATCAGCTGATGGCGATGCGCGCGGAAGAGGCGGCGCAGGACCCGGTGCTGACGATGCTCGGCACGAACGAGATCGGCTCTTCGGGCCTGGCGGGGCGGCAGGGTGATCCGTCGCTGCTGACCGGCGGGGACCGGCCGTCGGCGCAGCCTGAGCCGGTGCCGGTGGCCGGTGGCGTCCCCGGCTGAGACAGCCGCCGTCTACCAGGCCGGCCAGTCGCGTCTTGCTACCGCTGCGGCGGTGGCCAGCATGCGGGAGTGGGTGAAGATCGACGGGAAGAACCTCGACCTGTCATGGCCGGGGGTCCTCGGGCGGCTGCTCATGGTCCTGGGCGCCGGGCAGCGGCGCGCCGCGGCCGCCGGGCCGGGCTACCTGGCCAGGGCGCTCGCTGCGCAGAGGGTGACTCCGCGGCCGGGGCACCGGCTGGCGCCGGACGCCTTCAGCGGTGTGGCGTCCGACGGCCGCCAGCTGGCCAGCCTGCTGTACACGCCGGTCGCCGAGTCCAAGCACCTCATGAGCCAGGGCGCCCGGCTCGGCGACGCGGTGACGCAGGCCGGGACGCATCTGGCGGTCATCGCACGCACGCAGGTGCAGGACGCCGGGCGGATGGCCGTCCAAACGGCGATGGCCGATGACGAGGCGGTCCGCGGCTACGTGCGGCATGTGAACCTGCCGTCGTGCGCGAGGTGCATCATCCTGGCCGGCCGGTTCTACCGGTACAGCTCGGGCTTCCTTCGGCATCCAAATTGCGATTGCCAGATGATCCCAGCCGCCGGTGAGGAGTTCGTTGAGGGCCAGGACCCGGAAGAGCTGATCGCGCAGATGCGCGCCGATCACCCGGAGCGGCTGCGCCGGTCGCTCACCGAAGGCGACCTGAAGGCCCTCGACCACGGCGCCGACCTCAACCAGGTAGTGAACGCCCACCGCGGCATGGCCACCGCCGCGGGCCCGGGCCGCAAGCTGTCGGTGACGCTCGAGGGTACGACGCGCCGCGGTCTCGCCGGTTCGCGGCTGATTCGCGAGCACGGCGCCCGGCAGGGCCATGCGTTCCAGCGGGTGACCGCCCACGGCGTCACCACGGCCCGCTACAGCCGCGCCCGGGCGCCGCGGCTGACTCCGGCGCAGATCTTCGACGAGGCCGGCCGGTACGGCTGGGACCGGGCCGAGATCGTGCGGCAGCTGACCAGGTTCGGCTACCTCATCTAGACCACCCGCGTGAGCGGGGAAGCGCTACGGCCGCGCACAAGGCCGGTATGCCGACGGGCTTACGGAAAGGAATATCCCCATGCCAGACGAGGGCCAGCAAGAGGGCCAGCAGCAAGACGGCGGCCAGACCGATGGCACGGGCAGCGGCGGCTCTGATGGCGGCAGCCGCACGTTCACGCAGGCCGAGCTCGACGACATGATCGAGCGGCGGCTGGCGCGTGAGCGTGCCAAGTACGCCGACTATGGCGACCTGCAGGCTAAGGCCGCCGAGTACGACAAGCACGTCGAGGCGAGCCGCACCGAGCAGGAGAAGGCCGTGGCCGCGGCCCGCGGCGAAGGCAAGGCGGAGGCGCAGGCAGCAGCGAACGACCGGCTGCTGCGCGCCGAGATCAGGGCAGCAGCGGCAGGCAAGCTCGCCGACCCTGGCGATGCGGTGCGGCTGCTCGACCTGTCGCAGTTCACGGTCGGCGAGGACGGCGAGATCGACGGCAACGCCATCGAGGCGGCGATCGGTCAGCTGGTGAAGGACAAGCCGTACCTGGCGGCGGACGCGAAGCGTTTCCAGGGCACTGGTGACGGCGGTCCGCGGGAGCCCGCGAACAGCCCGAAGCAGGTCACCCAGACCGAGTTCGATGCCATGACCCCCGACCAGCGCGTGCAGGCCCGCAAGGAAGGCCGGCTGACGCAGCTGCTCGGCGGCGGCTGACAGACAGAAAGGATCGCCCGCCGTGACGATCAGGAATTTCAAGCCCGAGATGTGGGCGGCCGAGCTGCTGGTGCAGCTCCGCAAGTCCCTCATCTTCGCCGGCCCGTCCGTGGTGAACCACGACTACGAGGGCGAGATCCAGCAGGCCGGCGACACCGTGCACATCACCTCCGTGGGGGATGTGACGATCAGCGACTACGCCGGCAGCGTGTCGTATGAGGACATCGACGACGCCGGGCAGGTCCTCGTCGTGGACCAGCAGAAGTACTTCGCGAAGAAGTTCGACGACGTGGACCGGGCGCAGACGCTCAACGGCGGCGCGCTGATGGCCGAGACGATGGCCCAGGCCGCCTACCGGCTGTCCGACACCTCCGACCAGTACGTCGCCTCGTTCTACACCCAGATCAGCTCGGGCAACGTGCTGACCGCGGTGACCGACCTGACCACCGACGCGGGCACCGCCTACGACACGCTCGTGGATCTGGGCACCGCGCTGGACGAGGCGAACGTGCCGTCCGAGGGCCGGTACGCGATCGTGCCGCCGTGGTACCACGCGCTGCTGCGCAAGGACCCGAACTTCATCAACGCCGAGAAGGCCGCCGACGGCGGTGCCGCGCTGCGCAACGGCATCGTCGGCATGGCGGCCGGGTTCGACATCCTGAAGTCGAACAACTGCGCGCAGCCCTCCGCCGGGTCCACGTACGTGGTGCAGGCGGGCACGCCGATGGCGATCAGCTTCGCCAACCAGATCGTCAAGACCGAGGCGCTGCGTGACATCGACTCGTTCTCCGACCTGGTCCGCGGCCTGCACGTGTACGGCGGCACGGTCACCTACCCCGACGGCCTGGCCTGCGTCACCTGCACCCGGCCGTCCTGACCCCGGCCATCTGGACCATCCATCAACCCTGGGAACTGGAGAAGTGAGCGATGGCTGACACTGCCATTACCCCGACGCAGCTCGGCCGCAACGCCGGGACCGTCGCGGTGAGCAGCACGAGCCTGGCGACGATCGTGTCGGCGGGCGGCGCGACGATCGCGGACTGCGACGTGGACAAGCTGGTGCTGGTGTTCGACAACACCGCGGCGGCGACCAAGGATGTCACGGCCGAGGCCGGCGACAGCATCTACCCGGCCGTACGGTCCGGGCAGGGCGACCTGGTCGTGACCATGGGCGCCAACACGGGCAGCGCCGTCCTGGCCGGCCTGGACTCGGGCCGGTTCCGCAAGGCGGACGGGTCGCTGCGGTTCACCCTGGCGTCCGGTACCACGGGCACGGTGAAGGCGTTCTACCTGCCGTGATACCCAAGCTGGTGACGATCCGGGGCGAAGGCGGCGGCGTGTTCGAGCTGTCCGAACCGCTTCCGCCCCGGATCGTGGCGGCGATCGAGACCGGCGACATCCAGGTGATCGAGCCACCCCGGCCGGCCCGCCGGGCCAAGCCCGCGGCCAAGCCATCCGGGGACGAGTGAGCGGAGGGGCATGGGGTGCCTGCACCGGACCAGTTCGCTACCAGCAC